TGGATGGTGCCAAGGGAGCCAGATTGTGGAGTTAAATTAGAGAACTCCAACTCTTTTGTAATAAATAAATTTGTGTTACTAAGCGGTTTGTTGGTACGGGTCCAATGGTTGCTTACACCAATGACCTATCTAAGTTTTTGTGCGGTGGTTGCCGCGCTCCTAGAAAAGAGCAAGTCCATAATATTGCAAGCGTAAGTGTGATCGTAAACTTCAAGCAATCAACTACTTCCGTAATCAGTACAATAGATGTGATTTTGGTTTCCCCTTGGGGTAACGCTGACACTCACAAGCGCCTACGGAACGTTTTAAAGTGCGTCGCACTGTGAACTCTCTAGTAGAGTTCGACAGAAATGTGGTCTAGGAATACTTCGAACTTGGAGCATAAAATAAGCTCGCCGAAGACATCCACCACCTTGAAACCATACTCTGTGTATATGATAGCATACACACAACATTCAGGACGCAATATATGGAAAACAGATGCGTACTTTTTGGCTTGTTTCTTAGCCTTAGTATATTGACCAGATCTCCCAAGCACTCTTTTACATTCAATCACGAGTAGAACATTATCGCTTTCATATAACAAATCACCTGCACCGTATTCTTGAGCTATTATGACATATTCTTCACGTTTTGGTTTACCAAGAACTTCTTTAACTCTATCAATAAGAATTTGTTCAGTGGAAGCTGCCTCAGGAGGCAAAATTGGCGAAGCCAAGGGATTGGTTAGCTCGCTGGGCTCCGAATCGGAAGTGTGGGTAGCAACATCAAAAATATCAATATCAATGGTACCAGATTGTGTAGTGAGATCTCCATATTTGTCTTGCCACATAGTGACACGATCATCAAAAGTCAATTCAAGATCTAAAACGGGTAAGTTTGCCCGTTGGGATATGGTTTTCATTTGTTCTCTGCGGTGTTCATACACTTCACGACCATGTGCGAACCATTCGCGCAGAGCTCCACTAATGTTCGTTGATGCCACCTCGTTGGGTGTCACAGCTTTGGATTTAGTAATGGAGTGGAGAGATTTAAAAATACTATTCTCTTCTAGCATGCCCATGTTAACACCGAGAGCGGGTTCGAAGCGATCCTTACGTTTTAGGAAATCAGCTTCATTACGGTGCATAAATTGGACGGGCTCAGACACTTTATCGGGCATAGTAAATTGA